GTTGTACTACTTTAGTCATCGTCACCTTCCAATTGTTTGCGCGAGAGGTCTTGTATGTGTGTTATGCTAGATCTTAGACCTCGTATCAATCCAACAATTTCCCTATAGTTTGCATAATCTTTTGCTGATCCTGCGTTTAGGAAATCCTGTGCAGAAGCCATATCGGCTTCGATTTTGTCAATTAGCACGTCATAGACGGTTTTAGCCATTAATTACCTTTCAAAGTTTTAAGTATATCCATACCCATTTTGTTATCTTTATCTGTCTTATCTATTGCTAGTTTTACATCTTCCTTCTCTGCTTTCATTTGTAGCTCTGCTTGTTTAAGAGCTACGTCAGCCTTATCTTTCTCAGCTTTACGTTGTACTTCCTGTGCTTTAATTTGCAACTCTGCCTGTTGCATTTGCACTATAGGATCTTGAGCTTTCTGCTGTGCCTGTTGTTGGGCTGCCTGTTGCATATTTTGTTGAGTCAACTGTTTGGCTGCGTCAGCTATTACCCTAGATAGGTTAGCTTCTATCTCTTCAGGTAACTCTTCGTTTGGTAGAGGTAGTTCAACACCAAGCTTATCTTCTATATCTTTTCTATACTTATATCCAAGATGTTCAGCTATATGAGCTTGTAAACCTGCCATAATTTGTTTAGCCTGTGGGTTCTGCCCTATCATCTGAGCTATAACAGGATCTTGCATAAATGTCATGTGCGTAGCAATATGTGCGTCGTGATCTTGATATATAAATGCTTTCATAGGTTTACCTTGTAATACTGCCATATTCTCACTAACAGGATCAACAGGCTTAAGGTCATCTTTAGTTGGTACAAGTTTCTCAGCATTCTTTACCCCAAGAACTTCTATCATCTGCCTGTGCAACTGAGGCAGGTCATATATCTGTGGTGCAGATTGGGACATTTGGAGGACCGCTTGGTACTGCACCACTCTCTGTGCCATAGTAGAACTATTTGGATCAGACACAGGAATAACGTCAATTAACATAAAATCTGATTGTTTAGCCGATACATCACCTCTAGTCGGTACATACGCATATTCAGTAGGTGCGTATTCTGACATAAGAAGTTTTAACATTTTAAACTCTTGCTTCATGGCGTAATGAACACGTGCCTGTACAGCCGCCATAGGTTTCAGAGTTCTTTCTAGTAACGCAAGAGTTGTCCCCACAGGAGCATTAGCTGACATGTCCGATATGTTCATATCGCTTATTGCCCCAAGCCTACGTCCCTCTGCTGTTATATCTTTAAGTAGAGCTAACAATACCTGACTAGGTTCTTTATAGGGTAATGGCATAATATTATCACGTATACTGCCTGATGGTACGTCTACATCTCTGAAAGACCCAGGTTCTATAGGTGTATCATCACCTTTTATACGTAACCCTCTAGCCTTTAACCCACCTGGGAGGTTTGCCAATGTACCTGCGTCTACAAGCTGACGTATTATAGATGTACCTGCTTTAGCGTACCCACCGATAATATGTATCAATCCAAGACCATAAAACCCAAACCCTGGAATATATACATAATGTACAAAATGCTGACGCTTCAACATTAACTCATCATCAGGGTTCCAGTTACGTCGTACAGATAATACTTTATATGACCCTCGTTCAACAGCCACTATGTATGGTTTAGCAATCTCATCATCAGAATCATCTACACCTTCTATAACTAAATCAGCGTGTATCTCATATATACTATATCTATCGTCATCTGTGAGAGAATACCCACCTTCTTCAGCTTTTCTCTTTTCTATATCACTGTGGTATGCCTGTGGCTCTCCAAGATCTACATCTACATAGAACCCGTTAGCCTGTAACTTCTTTAACTCATTTTTTGTTTTCCGCATAACATGTGTTACACGTTCTGCTGTTTCTATGTGCGATGCTCCGTAAGGGACTATCACATCTTCTGCGGGTATGAACACAGACACCTGTCGCCCCAAATTAGGATCGTAGTATACTTTTTTAAATGCTGACCCCGCCAAACCAAGATTATATAGTAGCCGTTCATGCTCAGACCTATATTCTACCATGTTCTCTGTTAACTGGTAATTCATGTCTGCCTTAACACGGTTAGCGGCTTCTAACTTCTCGCGAGTTTCTTCTCCTAGTATTTTAGTCTTTACAGGTCCTTGCGCAGGGAATGTCTCACTCATGGTTTCTGCCTGGAAACGAATAGCAGCTTCTGCTAACACGTTAGAGTATACACCACAAGCACCTTCCCAAGGTTCGGTACGTTCTTCATATCTAAACCCTAATACATCAAGACCCTTAACAAATGTATCTGCCCACTCCTTTCGGCTTTCCAAGTCTGAGTCAATATTTCCTAGTAATTCATCAGCTATCGCACCGAGTTGGTCATCATCCATAGACTCAGCCAAGTTCTCATCAAAATCACCTGTGCCTATCTCTTCAGCGTCAGGAACTATGGTGATCTCCATACTACCATCATCTAATGTGACCATATCTGGGTTAACAACTTCTATCTCCAGTTGTTCAGTTTCTTCCTCGTCTACACCCTTGGGGGCTTGAAATAGTCCTTTTTCTACTGCCATGATTACACCTTTCTAATTGAAGCTATGCCGCCTTGTGCGTATCTGGTTAATAAGGGTTTGGGTTCTTCTCCTCCAAATACTCCCAAACCTAGGGTTCTTATAAGTTTTTCAAAAAAACTCTCTTCTTCAGGCTCTTTTCTTGTAAAAGGTGTAGAGACTCTACCTCTTTTTCTTAGCTCCTTTAACGATTGCTCGTCAATGCGATTTAACATATTAGCAAATACCTCGGCATTTTCTACAGTGGGGAGGACATTTGTACGCCCGCCAATAGTTCCAATCGATATTTCAGGGGTGTCTTCTCTAGTCCTATACTGATATTGATCCATTAACTCTTCTTCTAAGGGTAGTTCGCTTTGTTCGCTAACCCCAACTATGGGATCATAACCCTCGTTCTCTAAAATACGCATGCCTCCATGCGCAAGCTCTTCGGCTATTGTTTCTATAAGTCTATTAGAGTCAAACTTAGAAGTATCAGGCTCAAACGCATATGCCACCCCTGGCTCTCCTAAATTATCTTTTTTATAATAACGTTCATCTTTTGTTGGAATATACCGACCGAAAGTACTCCCTGCGTCAGTAAACATGCCTGGGGGGTTGTTTGGATCATCTTCTCCTAATATTACTTTTATAAGTTCTCCTACATCCCCACCTGTTTTTTGTTCTATATCTTGATATTTTAGCAAAGCTGGAGGGATACCACTTATAATAGGATCTATATCTGCTCTAAACTCAACATCTCCCAGACCCCTATACTTATATGGTACGTCTGTGCCTGGGTAATCTAACTCTTTTTTCGTTGGTGCTACCTCTGCTAACTCAGTAGTATAACGCTCACCATTATACTCAAAGTCTGGGAGTCCTGCTGCTCTGGCTGCTGCAAATGCTTCTCCAAAAGTCATCAGTAGTACCCACCTCTCTTTTGTTTAAAGTATCGAGTTTCTTCTGGTTCGTCACTCGGTAGTCGTATAAACCCACCCTGTCTAAATCTCATCAACGCCATGACGGTGGAGTCCACCAAGTCATCATGGCTCATAAACGGAAACCCTGCTATTTCTTCTACTAGTTCCTCTGCCCACCGTGTTTCGGGAACCCAACACAGACCTGATGATACAATATCCGTAACGGAGTTAAGCCTAGCTAGCTTATCACCAGATCCTCTATGGGGGGTGTATTCCTGTATCGGTATACCCATTCTCCTCATTTCTTGGTACAGAGCAGTTCCTGCACTCTTTTTCTCCACGATGAACGAATCAGGGTCCCATTCTCTGTACTCTTCCATAGCTAACTCTTTAAGTTCGGGGAACTCCAACCGTCGTTTTATGCTATTTAACAATATAATGTTATAATTGTCCACCTCTTCATTTAAAAATACACCCCACGTCGTCAGACCTGTGTAGTCTGCTCGGTTGTGTGTCTCTGCTGCAGCATCTAAAGACATTATGACATACTCACATATAGGGGGTTCTTCTTTTTTCCACATCTGCCACCATTCCCGTTTGACCAAAGCGGCTTCTTCTGCTGTCGGTTCCTGTTGGTACTGGGCATTCCACTGAAACACAGGCATAGAAGCCTTGGTTCTAAGTAGTGCCTCAAGGTCAAAGAACTCAGGCCACAAAGGTTTTTGTACGGCTTCGTCTGTTTTTTTATCAATAGTATCCAGTATAGCGGGAAACTCGACCACCTCATACTGGTCAGACCGTTCGTTCTGTCCCATATCCCGTACAACACGTCCTGTCAGGTCGTCCATATGCCAACGTGTCTGTATAATAGCTACCCGACCTCCAGGCATTAGACGTGTTCGCGCACCGAATGTGAACCAGTCGTACGCTTTCTCAAAAACTTCAAAGTTCCCGTTTATAACATCCTGCTCGGAATGGGGATCATCAACGAGCAAGAGGTCAGCACCACGCCCAGCAATAGAAGAACCAATACCACACGCATAATATTCACCTCCTGAATTTGTGTTCCAACGCCCTGCCGACTTAGAGTCTACAGCCAAAGCCACCGTCGGAAATATAGATTGATACGTTTCTGTAGCAATTAAGTTACGCACTTTACGTCCAAAGTCCACCGCTAAGTCTGTTGTATGCGAAACCATCATAACTTTCTTGTTCGAGTTACGCCCAAGGAACCAAGCGGGAAACATAATAGAAACAAGCTGAGACTTTCCGTGCCGTGGAGGGATATTAACACAGATTCTGTCTTTTTTACCCTGCTCTATGTCCATGAGCATGTTTGCGAGCATCCTATGATGTTTCCCTACTATGTAATCAGGCTGCATATGCTTACAAAACTCTATCAAATTATCATAAGCTGCCTGATTGTGCTGTCTAGTAGCCAATTCATCGACCATTTTGTCAATTTCAGCCACTTCTTCAGGTGTATAATGGTCTAAATTGTCCAACATGACCTGAATATCCTCTTCAGAGAAGTCAAAAGCCTGATTATTCACTTTTTTCCTCGTCCAAGCCTAATTCTTTGTCTACATCTATAGGCTCACCGTCAATTACAGCCGCATCTTCGACTGGATTTACCAATTTTGCCAGTTTTGACCGCAATTTCTCACGTAAATCGTCCGTAGACTGGTGTGTTATGGTAACTTCTGACTTTTCAGCGAACAATCCTACGTCTGAAATCTTACCTAGAAGCTCTAAAGCACGTATACGTACTCTGGGATCAGGGTTTTCAGTCTCTTCTATCAGTTTATTTGTTACAAGATGCCGTATCTGGGTAGCACTCTCAACTACAGAACGTCCAAACTCCTTCAAAATACTGTCTGTTAACACAAGTGAGGCGGGAGTCAGGGTTGATATCTTTTTTTCTGTCGCTTTCTTTGAAACATTCTCAGGATCATCAGCGTAAGCAACGGATAATCTTGCGGCTGTGTCCTTATCTTCTTTGGTTGGTTCAAGATCGATGCCATGTTCACCTAATTCTTTCGCGGTACTTGCAGCGGCTGCGACACGGTCTTTCAAATCAGCCGAGGTCTTACCTTTTTTCATAGGAACGTTCCTTC